CTGATTTTACGACTAATTAAGGAGAACTTATGAAAAAGATACTGTTAATAATTTGTGGTATGGCATTGATATTTATGACCTTTATGCTGCCTGCTGTCGGCACTACCGAGCCGAATGAACCCGCACAGGTAACTGAGTCAAATGATGTAGTAATAAACGTAATTGATATAGATAATGCAAAAGTCTCCATTCCAATTAGTTACACACGTCATCAGCTATTGGATAGAAAGCACGGCTTGAAAGATGAAATCCAAACCTATCGGAATGAGATAAAAATATTAGAAAGAGAATTAGAACGAATAAACATTATTCTTACTAAAATGGACGATGCCAATGAAGTCAGAAAATAATAGAATACGAAATGTTTTTATACTAGTATCTCTTTTAGCCATCTTTGCTGGAATAGTTGGAGCTTGGGCGAGTAATAGTCAAAAGACTCTAACACTCATAATAGAACAGAACAAAATACGAAATAAAGTAGAAACAAACCAGAATAATATTACTGAACTAAAGACTGATATAAAATATATCAAAAAAGGTATTGACAGAATTGAAGGCAAAATGAATTGATATTAGACAAAATAATATTAAAATGGAACAGAAGAAGAAGAAAGTTACATAAATATTTTAGAAGGAAGATTAAAATGTCTACAGTTGCAATAAAAACTAAACACGCTCCTTGGATAAGATATAGGACTATTGCTGCCAATGATACACTTCTTACTAATACAACTAAGAAAGGAGCTAATGTTCCTTCTCACGTGTATTCTATTCCTGAGGCTATGAATAATATAGAAGTAAGATTTGCCGGAGACTCATCTGGAGGGTCTAAAACGGCAACAGTCTACTTTTATGGGGCTAGGTATCTGGATAGAGACGCCGGAACCTGGGATGATATATCTTTAATCGGAACTGCTAATATAACTACTGGAGCTCAGTTATCTACTGATAACTTATACTACGCCGATACTGTAGTTCTAACAGATAGGTGGATTACTGAAGTTAAAGTCGCTGATGGAAATGGAAATGATGGAATGTCCAGGATAGCTTTTGATGCTAGTGGCTATGATGGGTTTTTTATGCAAGTTAATCCGACTGATAACATTGATTGGATTATCGATTTAAGTGGTTGGTAAGATATGAAGTTAGAGGAAAAAACAGTTGAGCAGTTGAGACAAAAGGGGAAGGATAGTCTATTCTTCTTAGCTAGAGCTATACTCGGCTTTACTGACTTTGACAAGGACATACATAAGCCTATATGTGATGTAGTCCAAAACGATGATGATTTTAAGAGAATAGCTATAATCTTACCTCGTGATTGGTTCAAGTCTAGTCTCGGCTCAGTGGCATATCCGATTTTTAGGGCTATAAATAATCCTAATGTTAGAATACTTATAGTCCAGAATTCTATGAGTAATGCCAGGAAGAAACTACAGTCTATCAAACAGACTATTGAAAATAATAAACTATTAACTGTCCTATATCCGCATCTAAAACCTAGAACTGGTTCTACTTGGACGGCTGAATGTTTGACTGTTAATAGAACGGGAGCTTATCCTGAAGGAACATTTGAAGCCGCCGGAACTGGAACGGCTGTTACTAGTCGGCACTATGACCTAATAATAGAAGATGATACGGTAAGTCCTCAGATTGATGATATGACTGGAGTAGTTCAGCAGCCTACGCAGATGGAGATAGAAAAAGCAATTGGCTTTCATAGACTTACGCATCCTCTCTTACTCCATCCCAGTAATTCCAAGATAGTTGTAATTGGAACGAGATGGTGCGAGCACGACTTATTAGGCTGGATAATGAATAATACAAAGAACTTTAAGATAATATCTCGTTCGGCTAGAGAAAATGGACTTACTATATGGGATAGATATAATGATAGTGTCCTTAATGAGTTAGAGACAAGTCTCGGGCCTTATATGTTTGCTACATTATTTATGAACCTACCTATTAACGACATAAATGCTGTATTTAAGAGAGATTGGATTAAGTACTATGAGACTATTCCTAAGAACAACATTGCATACTGCACATCAGTTGACCCTGCATCTGCGAAAAGTGAAGGAACATCTGACCCTGATTATACTGTAGTCCTGACTACTTGTATTGATACTAGGACAGGAGATATAAACATAGTTCATTATACTAGAGGTAGGATGAATCCAGGCGAGCAGGTGGATGCTATAATTGACCACTATAGAGCATATAAGCCATTAGTAGTAAAAGTTGAAGCCATTGCCTATCAAAGAACTCTTGGATATTGGCTTAGTAAGAGACAGGATTATTTAGGGATGCCTTTCTATGTTGAATTAGAAAAGGGTATGACTGGTTCTAAAGAAGATAGAATAAGAGGATTACAACCTTTCTTTGCCTCAGGGAAGATAGCATTGAGAACCGATATGGGTGAGTTAGAAAGGGAACTGATGTCATTTCCTAACGGCACTCACGATGACATTATTGATTCTCTCAGTATGCAGCTTAGCTTTTGGCACAAGATTGGAAATGACAGGAGGATAATTCAAGAAGTTGAAAATAGAAAGAATGCTTTTACTGGGGATGCTATAATAGAAGAGATGCTTGGTAGGAGGAGGAGAATAAATAGGTATCCTTATGATATGGGAATAAATTCAGATAGAAATGATATTAAGAAATATATAAGGTATAAGGAAAAGAATTATGCTTGATTCCTCGGACTGGATGGTAGAGATTGAGAATGGATTGGAGTATAGACGACAATTCGGTATGGAAGATGCGTGGGATAAACTTGAGAGAGATTATATAAATGACCCTGACTCTGATTGTTCAGTAGGCCCGAATTTAATATACTCTATGGGAGACTCCCTTCTAAGCAGTCTATGCGTCCCGAATCCAGAGTTTGTTTTATCAGCTGAACATCCAGCAGCAGTAGATAGAGTTCCGATTGTTGAGAACGTAGATAATTGGCTTATTGGAAAACTTAAACTAAGAAAATCTATAGAAGATTCTGTTCTCAACTCATACTTATTTGGAAGGGCTATATTAAAGATTGGTTATGATAGTGAGTTTGGTTGGTCTCCTTATTATGATATAGGTAGTGGAAATAACCTGATGGGTCTTACCCTTACTCAGTTTAATAAGAAAGGTAGTAGGATAGAAAGAGGAAGTGCCGAGCCAGGTATGCCTTGGGTTAAGTCTGTCAATCCGCACGATATAGTTGTTCCTTGGGGGACTACAAGTATAGAAGACGCCTCTTGGATAGCACATAGAGTAATTAGGCTTAATAGTTATATAAAGGACGACCCTAAGTATAAGAATACTACTAGACTAGAACCAGATACATCTATGGAGGACTTTGTTGGTAGTTATGGGCATACACTAGCTAGTAGGAGAAGGAGTACTAGAAGTAAGAGTAATGAAGTTTTTGACAGTAATAAGAGATGTATATTTAATGTCTTGTGGGAGATTCACGATAAAATGTCTGGAAAAGTTTTTGTCATATCTCCTAACTATGATAAGTTTCTTAGAGATTCTCCTGACTTGCTTCAGATAGCCGGACTTCCTTTTGTTAGTGAAACACTTGTAAGGCATCCGAGGTCATTCTGGTCGACTCCTCAAGCCTATTATCTAGGACAAATACAGAGTACTCAATATGATATATCTGTTCAAGAGGAGAAGCAAAGAAGAATCAATGTTCTTAAGTTTATAGCGTCTAAAAGTGCAATGAGTGAAGATGAATTAAATAAGTTAATAAGTGGAGATGTAGGGGCAGTAGGTCTAGCAGAGACTACCCAACCATTGAGAGATATCTTTATTCCATTCCCTCAAGGAACTCCTATCAACTTCCAATTACAGTCTCAAGATAATAGAGGGGATGCTAGGGATGCTATTGGCTTTAGTCGTAATCAGTTAGGTGAGTATGATAGTTCTTCTAGAAGGACGGCTAGGGAGGCAGCCTTTGTCAGGGAAGGCTCTCAATTAAGGACTAGTAAAAGAGTAAATACTGTAATTGATTTATATATAAACTGTATTAAGAAAGTTAATCAGATTGCTTTTACATACTGGAAGCTTCCTAGATATATAATGGTAGGTAATGATTGGGTTAAGTTTACTGGTGAAGAGCTTAAAGGTGAGTATCTATATGACGTTACACTATCCACTAAACGCAATTTAAGTAGGGCTCAGAGGAAGATTGAGACAATGCAGATGATGATGCAGTTGGCTCAGATTCCAGGTGTCAATATAAATGCTATGAAAAAGTATATTGCTGATGCTTCTTCCGACCCAGCATTTCCTGCATTGTTAGGTATGGTTCAGGGACAGCAACAGCAACAACAGATGGCACCTCAACAAGGGCAGAAGACTATTGGTAGAGAGAAAAGAAATGAAGGAGGTCAATAATGCCAACTTTTGATTTTGAATGTCCTAAATGTAAGAAGTTATTAGAAGATGAGTTTGTAAAACATTGGAATGTAAGAGTAAAATGTCCAGACTGTGATAGTATTATGAATAAACTTCCGCCTACAGGTGTAGGTGCAAAGGTATTTCCGATAGAAGGAGTGTATCTGGAACACGTTAGTCCTGAAGGGAAGACATTTCATTCTACTGGAGAAATGAGAAAATACGAGAGAGATAATGATGTTGAATTGGGTTACCTATTATGAGAAAAAAAGAAAGTGAAATCCACATAGTTGTTAGTGATGACGGAAGTGTTAGTATTGATTTCTCTGGACGTCATCTTAGGAAATTGTTACTAAATAGGGTTATTAAGTCCCTGAAAGTTGAACATAGACATAGTATTAGAAATTATAGAAAGAAACTAATTGAAAAGAAAGGTGAAGAAAATGGGCAAGACAGAACAGGAGACAGAACAGGAGATAGAACAGAAGACGGAGCAGGAGGAACAAAATCTGAAGGAACAGGAAATGATGAAAAAGTTAGAAGAACTCCAGAAGCAAATAAGCAATCAGCAGAGTCAGAGCAAGGAAGAACAGGAATTAGAAAAACGACAAGCGGAACAGAAGTTAGAAGAAGAGCTTATGAAGGAAGCAAGTCTAAAGGACTCGCTTTCTAGAAGTGAAGATGGAAATACGGATTTAGAAGAGCTGACTAATAAAGAGCTCCTTGATGTTGTTGGTAGTGCTTTTGATAGTGCTGTAGAAGCCAGAACGAAATTGGCTATTGAGCAGGCTTCTAAAGGGAGTAAAGCACTTGAAGATAAATTAGATAAGTTAGAGAAGTATTTATTACGAAAGGAGGCAAGTGAAGGTATTCAAAAAGCTAGAAATAGGTTTAGGGACTTTGATGATTACAGAGAAGATATATCAAATATCTTTAACAAGTATCCTGGTATAACGCCTGAGGATGCCTATATTCTTGCTAAAGGAAATAAGGCTTCTACTTCTCCTGCTCAGAAAGATTTGGAAACTGAAAAGCCAATTAGTCTAGCTACTAGAGCTGAAGAAGCCGAGAAGAGACATATTGAAAGGATAGCAAAGAGAAAAGATGAAGGAACTGGAACAATGAATAGACGTGAATTTAGAAGTTTTATACAAGAAGCTGCTGAGAGAGTTATTAAAAGCAGGGAATAATAAGACTATTAGGTATAGTAAGATAGTTAAAAGAATAAGTGTCTATACACACTGGATTTGTTATTAAGAATCTTTTGTCGTCCAAAGCTTAATTTATAATTTTAATGAATATGAAAGGATAATAGAATGGCAACGACTCTTCCTACTTTGACTAGGACGATAGATGATGACTTTGTTAATACTTGGTATGAAATTCGTCCAGAAGTCATTGACAATATATTGGAGTCAAACATACTTTCTTTGGCTCTTAAAGAGAACGGTTGTATGGTGTCTCAAGTTGGTGGTGAGTATATTACTAGAACTGTCGGCTATGGAACTAAGAGTAAGCAGAACTTCCAAAAGGGGACTGTTCTTACCCAATCAGTTCCAGACCTTGATACGATGGCTAGATGGGACTGGAGATACTTCCTGATTGATGTCAATAGAAGTCTTATTGATGACAAGAAAAATGCTGGAAAGTTTAAGATTAAGGACTATGTTTCTAGGAGATTGGAAGCGGCTACAGATTCTCTAAAGGCCGACCTTGAGAGTGATTTATTTCACTATGGAACTTATGTAAATGCTCCATATAATATAAACGGTCTCCTTGATATATGTTGTCCCATTACTGCTCCTACTAGTGGTGCTAACACCGGTGATGACCAAGATGGAACTACTAATGCTACTTCTAATGGTAATATCAGTAGGACAAATACTTGGTGGAGAAACTGGGCATCTTTAGATGGTGCAAGTAGCACCGAGAGTCAAACTAACAAACTTGGTGAAGACCCTCATTCTCCATTTTCTCTAAACTTACTTCCTGATATGCGGCACTTCTATAATCTGGTAACAGATAATATGGAGTCTCCGAACTTGATTTTGACAACTCAAGCAATTTATGAAGCATATGAGGATGAAGTTGCTGACAGAGTTCAGGTTGTTAGAACTTCTTTCAATAAGAAAGCGGCCGATTTAGGTTTTGATACATTTACCTTCAAGGGAGCTACAATAGCATACTCTTCAAAAGTTCCTCAGTATCACGTATTTATGTTAAACCTTAATCACATTGAGTTTGTGTATAATCCAGAGATGTGGTTTGATATGACTAATTGGAAAGAGACTGCAAATCAGTTGGAACGAGTTGCTTATATTACTTGTATGTCGCCTGGACTTATTACAGCTCAACCCCGCAGGCATGGAGTTATGGTCTATACATCGTAAGAGTAGTATAACAAAAACAACATATTCAAACATTGAATAAGGTAAAAATTTATAAGAAAGGATAAAAAGATGGGTCAGAAGATTTTATTTCAAACAGAACTTACAGATTTCAGCACTTCTGATATTGAAGGTGTTGGCACTCTTAGGTCTGATGATAAAGGTAATGTTTATAAGTGGGTAGAAAACCTGAGTTCTGATACAGCTCTTGTTGCAGGGTCTCCTGTTTGCTATTCAGATGGAGTAGCAGCTGCAACCAGATTTTTAGGTGTTGTAGAGACTATGGCCGCTGGTGATGAGGAGATGCTTGCTGGAGTTGCTATGTCTGCTATACCGGCTGGGTCATATGGATGGATACACGCTAAGGGATTATCTGTTACTGCAAGTGTTACTAATGCTACGGCTACGCCAGCTATAGCTATTGGTGATACTCTTAAACTAACATCTACTATTGCTAATAGTCTTGCATTTGCTGCAGCTGGCACAAATTTTCCAAATAACGCACCAGCTATTGCAGCTGAAGCTTATGCAACTGCATCTGCAGCGACATCAGCAGCAAAGGCTGTAATGCTTAATTGTATGGCGGCTGGATAATGAAAATAGCATTTGCAATAACATCGTTTGGTGAAGTGCCTTTTCTTGTATATCAGAATCATATACAGTGTATGTGTAAATGGACTAAGGAGCACGACATACTTCTAGTTACTTCCTATGGAAGCACACTAGTGAATGCTAGAGAAGACTGCTTAAATGCGGCTATGAAAGAAGGATGTAGTCATATATTGTATGTTGATTCAGATGTAATTCTTCCTATAAATGCTCTCAATAGTCTTTTGTCTTGTGATGTAGATTTAGCTAGTGGCTTGTGTATGAGAAGAGGCGCTCCATTCGATGCAATAGGTTGGATAAAAATCAAGGATTCTATGAAACAACCTGTATTTGACCCATATAAACCAGGAATACATCAGGTAGAATGGGTCGGTGGAGGTGTTGCATTATTTAAGACGTCTATATTTAAGGAACTAGAAAAACCTTACTTTAGGCACGTTTTTGAAAATGGAGCACAAATTTATGAAGATGTGTATTTATGTAAGAAAATGAGAGAAAAAGATATGACGATAGTAATAGATTCTAGAGTGCAATGTGGGCACGTATGTAGAGGTAATGTAATTTATCCTAAAAATGCACACATCTTTAAATCTATGAATGATATGATAGATAGTGTAGATGTTTAAGGAGACTAAAAATGACTGAGACTGCTTACGCTGCAATAAATAAAGATAGAGTATTTAGGAAAGCTCTTGCTATATTATTTCAGCCGGCTTATGCTGGTGCTACTAGGGAGGTTGAACAAAAGAATGGCAGAGCCAGAGCTAGGAGTACTAATATGCAGGTTTGGGTAGCTGAAGGAGTTCCTTCTACTACTCCAGATACTGGTGAGACTTTCAATGATGGAGACATATGTCTTGATACGTCTAATGATGATGTATATAGATATTATGATAGTGCCTGGGATATGATAAA